TAGTCAATCTACGCTTTTAGCGTACGACGTCGCGTTTGGTCGACAACCCCCCCGAACATTAGGCACGGTTAGCAATAACCCGAGAGCAGTTTCACTGTATCTACAAATTTTCCTACAGATAAATAATGTCAGAAATCAAACAACTGTCTTACCTACTATCTTCTTTCGAAGTTACGCAAGTGATGACAAGAAAGGATGACCCCATATTCACTAAATTGGCGAAGAACTGAATCGCTCATGCTAATAAACTCTTACTCCATAGAGGAAAGAAGGAGGCTTTGAGAATATTAAAGGGGGAATACTTGATAGCCGTGAAGACGGCCCTCAAGCTCCCTTTTGAGCCAATGCCATTCCGATCATCAGATCATGAAGGATTTCCGAAATCTTTGAAAGGATTTAAGAAATACCTCACTTCTAACGATCACCACGAGGTCCAAGCAGTATTGACAATACTTCGTCAATACACCCAGATTAGACTCGAACTGGATTACTCAACGGAATCTATCACTAGATCCGGCGTTGATATATCATTGTGGAGACAAGGATTTTCTCGTTGATTACGCTTATGAGCTCGTAAATTTAAACCAAATGATCTTTCATGAACTAAGGCACAGATGCGTGGAACTACAAAGGCGGGGCCTCACGGCCAAGCCACTTTCTATTCCCACGTCGACGCACTTGCTATAAGCCAGAATATGAATGTTTACTCGGCCATTAAGGAATACTGCTCCCTTTCAGGATCAGGGTTACTTATGGACGAAATAAATAAATACATTTCTACCTACAAAGATCTTAAATGCTCCGGCCTGACTGCTAAATTGAGTTTCCTCCAAGAAGCAGCAGGTAAAACTAGAGTCATTGCGATATCTGATTTCTGAACACAGCAAGCGCTGTATCCTTTGCATCGGGAACTGTACAGGTTCCTGGCAACACTTGAAACAGATGGTACCAACTCTCATAATCGAGTCGCGGTTTTGACACGCGAAGCGACTGGGAGAGGGGCACCGTGCCATTCATTTGATCTACAAACGGCTACCGACAGAATACCCCGTATCTTAGAAGGGGACTTGATAGCGGCCATTTGATCTGAAGATATGGCAAACGCATGGTTAAAACTTATAAGCGACCGAACTTTCGCAGCTTTTCCTAAAGATAAAATGGTAAGATATGGCGTAGGACAACCAATGGGATTTTACTCCTCATGGGCCTCCATGGCCTTGCTACACCACGCTCTCGTTGAATATTGTGCCCACTGTTGCGGTATTTCACGTTTCAGGGAGTACGTTATCATCGGAGACGACGTTTCTATCTTTAATAATCAGGTTGCGGATGTTTATGAACGCATGATGTCTACTCTAGATGTTCCAATCTCTAAAGACAAGACGACACGATCATGAGGGGGTTTCCCCTCCCGTGCAGAAATAGCCAAAAGGATATTTCTAGACGGGAATGAGGTTTCACCCATTCCTATCGATGTTATTAAAGCAGCAAGGAAAGACCCTAAAGTCTTTCCTATGTTGTGTAATACCATGTTAGAACGAGGAGTCAGCCTTACGCTTGACGCCGCCGGATCCCTGTTCAGTCGTTGGTTTCCCAACAACCGAACAATCAATCTTCTCGGTACCCCTGCTGGTTTCCCAGGTCACATAAAGTGACATGTGGATGAACAAGCTACCCAAAACAGTTACGCACGCGGAACTAAATCCGGTGATGCGATTCGTACGTTTTGGGATTCCAAAGAATTAAGCATTCTTAAGGAGGTTTACCTTAAACAGAGGTTAAAATCTCTGCAGAAGAAGATCGAGCGAATGCAGAAGATGCACATCGCGTTGGCCACTGTGAGAGGGAATACTTCTCACCAGTGGACATCGACCGGTGCCATTGTCTACCTTCATCGCTTGGGTGTACCTATTCCGATTTCAGTACTTGAACCTCCGACGCAGACTCATCACGGCCCAACCTTACATCCTCTTCTAGATATTGTCTATAATGAAATGTTACATCTTATGGATGTTTCAGATAAGATAGAGTTCGCTAGTGAGAACGTTCTCAGTTTAGACCCGTGTGAATATGTCCCTGATATAACTATTTCGAAGTACCTCGGTACCCGGAAAGAATTAAGATCAAGATTTTCGTCATCTCTAATGATGGATGCATTAAAGGTCTATGCAAATATGCCCAAACCGCAACCAGCAGAATCACCAGCGTTCACGCCCGTTACAGTGAGTGTAGTCTCCTCACAGTAACCGGGTGATGCATTTAGATTTCACCAGTCCCGGGGTAAAGGGACTGCATAAGGAAGTATAGTGACCGGCATTAGCCGG